CTTTGATTTAGATACAGAGGAAGGTCTGGAAGCATTTGAAACTTTGCAAATGTTGACCAGTGAGGTGCTATATTCTTCTTGGGCTGAAGACATACTTAAAAGGTCAGCTAGCCCTCGTCAATCAGCAGTTAAGTTTGGAGGTAGAACTCCTCCGGCTTTTAGTACAAGTGTGATGGATAACTACGACGACATAACCGAAGGGGCTATGCAGGTCAACGTCCGTCAAGACGGAAAAGACATTACAAGACCGCTGGTCAGTCTGACTGAACTTATCGCAGAAGAACAACGCATAGAGAAAGTTGTAGCCAAAGGCGGTAGGTACCATCAAAAAGGTTTAGACGCACGAAAAGAAATCACCACGACCATGAAAAGGGTTAAAGGCGAGGCTATCATTGCTCAGAAGTTGGAAATATCTGCTCTCGAACAGATAAAGTCTTTGACGGGCATAACCTCTAACGCAGACTTTTATAGTCAGTACATAAACGGAACGGAGAGCATAGAGACTATAAAAGAAATCTTTGTAACCCGCTTGAGAAAAGACCCTACTTTAAAAGACGTTGACCTAGAGGCTCTGTTCGATGAAGCAGCCTACAAGATGGCTTATGGTGCGCTTAAAGAAATAGGTGGTATGAAAGCTACTAGGATACGGCGCACAAGTGAGTACAACGAATTGATATCAGAAGGTGCGGATACTAAACTTGTTGAAGAGATGACTAACACTCTAGGTCTTGCAGCAGAACTTCAAGACGAAACTACGATAAAAAACCTTGCTAAAATAGGTATCGACAGTGAGCAGGTCAAGCATCTAGAAAACATATCTCTTTACATAGCAGGAAAACAGGCTATGAACATAGCGGCTGACGCTTCTGCTAAAGGCATGAACGCAAACGAGGTTCTTAGTCGTGCTTACAACATATCTCGCGGCATGGTTAGTCCGACGTATGTTGCGTCTGAACTTGCTGTACGTATTATGAAAAAGAATAATGCTGATGCGTTTCTTCTTGCATTGCAGAGTAAAGAAGCTGCAAAGATTATGGAGAAGATGATGTACTTCCCAGAGCTAGTTCGTCCGGGAGAAATGAAAACTTTTGAAACACTGCTGATTAGCTTCGCAGCCAGCGACGCTGTTAGAAAAGGCCAAGAACTTGCAACAGTAGACTGGCTAGATACAACCCTTGGAGTAGAGTCTGATGAAAATGAACAATAAAAATACCCGCAAAGCATACGCCTACGGGTCTATGGTTCGCAAACCAATGCAGATGGGTGGAATGATGTCATCTACGGCATCCATGAATCCTATGGAGCCACGCCAACAAAAAGGTATGGAACCTGCTATGGGTATGCCGAAGATGGCAGGTGGCGGTAAGCTAAAGGAGCCTAACAATCAGGGCCTAAAGAAGTTGCCAAAGCCTGTGCGTAACAAGATGGGCTACATGTCCTACGGTGGAAAGATGAAGAAATACTAGACGTACCTGTTCGAATTGTTCAGTACGTCGTCGCCCATCTCTCGTAGATAGCGAACCAAGCTGGCGACCTTGAACGTTCCCTCGTACTCAGGGAAACCTTGCTCCATAGTCTTGACGAACTCGTCAGGGTCCACAGCTTGGTAGTCTAGTTCTACGTGACCCTCTGTGTTCATAACACACGTCAGGGTAAATAGTTCTGCTTTAGCCTTCTTCGCCATCTTTGTAAGCCTTTATAACGTCAGTTGAAAATAGCTTCTGAAGGTTGACTAAATACATACGAGCCGCACCGTTGTCCCCGCCGGATACGGTGCGTTTTTCGTCTAGGTTGTTGATGATGCGCTTGAGAGATGGCACGTCAAACACAAGGGTTGCAAAGGTGTCGTCACCGATGCACAGGTTGTGAAACCAGTAGTCTGCTTCCGTAGCAGCAATGCCTGACTTCTTACCTCTGCATTCGTATTCTATGGCGATGTTGCCTGTCTTCATCCACATACCACGCTCAGACTTAACTTCAATCTTCTTGTCTTGTAGCATGTCAGCAACACGCTTCTCACGCACCTTGCCGTACTGTAGGTCGAGGTCGAACTTTTTACGGTTGAATACACTGGGTTCTAAGCTCATTACTTACCTCTTTTGAATTTACGACCTACAAAGAATACGGTCACGTTGATTAGGGTGTTGACAGTGATAGCCCCTAAAAGCCACCACTGCCACCAGTTAGGCCAGTCTACACCACCCGTCATGCTGCTGTCAAGTCTACAACTTCACACACGCCAGCCGTACAAGCCAGTTCGCGGGAACCTGTGGTGTTGTCTTCTTTTTCGAACTCAGTCAGCTTGTCCCAATCAATGTTCACTTCACCGTAGTGTAGCTTCCACTCGTTGTACTCATCAGCATTGATGTCCTGATAAGGAGCTTGCTGATACGTGTGGTCACTATGCGGAAGAAACGACACGCCAGAGGCAACGTCAAAGTTCTCGTACACCCACGCACCAACTTCCATCCACTCGTCCTCTTTAACAGAGATAGTTACAGATGGCTTGTGTTCACACCAATGTATAGCATACGTCTTCCACAATTCTAGCTGTTCGATAGCAGTCATCTGCGTACGAGTGACAGCACCTTGTGGGGACTTCATAGCGAAGCTGAAGACAGTTGTGCTGTCCGGCTTCATCACGTCAGGCTCGTTGTGTATTCCTTGTTCGATAAGGAATTGCGTCAACGGGTCTTTGTTGTCTCCACGTACTGTGCGGATGTAGTGGTCATTGTGACGAGCATGAATGCCACTAGCGGTGTCGGTTAGCTGTGACACAGTACCCGACGGCTTTACACAGGTGATTGCAACTGACTGCTGGATTCCAAGCATGTTCGCAAACTCTGCGTTTGTGTCCACGGCTACCTGCCGCATCTCTTCTAGCCAACGCTTGCTGTCTACGTTCTTTGAGAGTACGTGATGGTCCATGATACCAGTCAAGGACACGCCCAACAAGCGTTCTTCTTCTGTGTTGTCTTTCCATATCTTCCTCAAGTATTTGAAGTTCGTTAGGGTAGACTGCAAAGTTCCGATGATTGTTGCAACACGTACCTTACGCTTCAAACTCTCAAGGTCGTCTGATTCACGAACCATGACCTCTGACAAGTTGCAAAACTGGTACGGACGAAGAATAATCTCAGAACATGGGTTGGTACCCCACATGTGTCCTGTCTCACGTCTGCCGTTCCGAGCAACCTGCTTGTCTGCCGCATCACGGTTGAAGACACCACGCTCACCGGACTTGCTGTCGTATAGGGCAAGCCATTCACGCATGAAGGTACCCATCTCAGGCTTACCTTTGTAGGCTACAGAGTTATTAGCCAGCGCACGTTGCCCTTCGTTCTCCCACCATTGGCCTGACTTGGCATGTGCCATCTGGTCATCATTTAAGTTAGACAAAGAGATTAAAGCACTGCGACGTACATCACCAACAACTACAATCTCACCTACCTTACACATAAGGTCGTGACACTCAATTGGAAACAGCTTACGTCCCGCCGCTTTCTTGAATGTCTCCACAGTGAATGAGAACAGTTCAGCCAACGGCTGTGGACCAGACGCTCTGCCACCCATGACCTTCAAGCGTTCTCCTGCCGCACGTACAGCAGACATATCAATCTGTGGAATCTGCCCTGCGTACAGTAGCGCAACAAGTTCGCGGTAAGCCTTGGCCCATCCGGGCTTGCTGTCACCCACCTTGATGACGGTATCCGTCTGATGAAAGTTGTCAGACACAGTAGGCATCTTGTCTACGTTCTCACGCTCTACTGAGAATCCGACTCCTGTTCCGCACATAAGTATAAACATACACTCATCAAAACTACGGGGGCTATCAACAGGGATGTAACTACAATTAAATCCAGCCACGTTATCTCGCTCAAGGGCCTCTCCTGCGGTCATCATAGCTCTCATAGAGGGCATGACATCTTGGTTTAGTATGCTCTGTTCTATCTCAGCTACGTCAGAATCACGTAGTTTGTAGCTCAGTTTATTAGAAATGTGGTTTTTCATGAAGTTGACGTACCGTGATACGGTCTCGTCCCAGTTCTCTCTGCGCTGGTCTTCTTCTATCCAACGGGCATATCTGGACTTGTGAATGAACTGCTGATAGGCAGTAGGTAATAGGTTACTCATCTTGTTCCTCTACATCTTTTCTTGTTATCGGGTTGGTGCATACATAGCAAGACATGCCACTAAATAGTTTCATAAGCAACTCTGATATATACTGAGTATTCTTACAATGTTTGCAGGTATATTTAATCATTGCCTTCCCATTCTTTTGGAAGGTAAACGTTTACATCACTGCCGCAGTTTGGACAGGACAAATTAGTTATCATAGAATACGATTCGTCTTCGTGGTCTATGTCGTGGTCGCCACCCCATATTAGTTCTGTTTTGCAATGCCAGCAATTCATTACGACATTTCCTTTATTAATCTTTCAAGGTACCAGTGGGCTTTTTTGAGGTCTTCAACTCCGTTTTTGTATTCGTATCTCCATATGTACTTGATAATGTTTCCTTGGAGATAGGACTCGTAGCCTGTACCTGTCGCCGCCTTGATTGCTTCAATGCACTCGATACCTGCCTGATTGTAGTGGGGTGGTTTGTTGACCATATCGGCATGGGCGGCTCCGTTGCGCTTTTCTAGTAAATCAAACTGTTGCTTCATGTATTCTTCGTGTCGTATCTGGTCCATCATCTCTCGTCCCCGTCACCGCTAATCTTACCACGTCTGGCGCGGTCATGTAGCTTGTTGATGTTATACTGAGCGACATGCTGCAAATCAAAACCTAAGTCACGAGACAGTGCCGCACAATACCATAGCACATCACCAATCTCAGCGGCAAGCTCCATCTTCTTTTGTTCGAACTGCTCCACATCGTAACCATCACGAATAAATTTTTTTACCTTATTTGCAATTTCCCCAGCTTCACCAGCAAGGCCCAACGCTGGGTATACCATCTTATGTCTATCGGGATAGATAGCAGTCTTAACCGCTTCTTTTTGATAATAGTTGATGCTCCACTGGTCCTTCATTGCGTATCTCCAAAATCTACTTTTACTATGTTATCTTCACGGGCAAGAACCTTATCGGTAATGCTCTTGGATTCTTCATCATCAAACTCTGCAGAAAAAGACTGGGCTATAGATATAAAGCTGAGACGTGCCATACCAGCATCCCACACATTTTCAAAGTCATTCTCAAGCAGTTCAATCATGCCATTTAGTATGACCATACCAGCGGGTATCTCTTCTGTATTTACAGTGTCTCCGCTCGTCGTATCATACGCTGTCATACCAAAGCTGTCGTTGTCAGAGTTGCTAAGTATAAGGTAATACTTTTCTTTCAGGAGACTTGCCTTCTCCATCTGTACTTCGATGTCATCATCCTTCATTCTTCAACCACTCCTCTGGTATGTTTTTTTCTGCCCATTCAAATCCGTGCTTGTTAGCCCACATAGCATAGGTAGTTTTACTGCCCTTGTAAATTTTATTGTTTGCGTTCATAAATACAAAGCGTATGTCTAGTTCAGGATACTGCTTCTTGATAAGCGACATCTTAGCCCTGTCAGCCCTATCTAGGTGACCCTTGGCTTCCACGTAAATGTTTGTTTCTATTAAGTAAAAGTCTGGAGTATACGTTCGCGGCTTGGGTATATATGTCAGCTTCTGTGTTTCGTACTCAAATGAAACACCCTTCTCTGCGAGGGACTTGGCTATGTTTATCTCGAACATAGAACGGTACTTGGTACCTCTCATAAGTCTTGCAGGGGAAACCCTGCCTTTACTATCTGTAGCCTTTTTAAGAGATACTGTTCTACTTTTGGTGTATGCTTTTCTAGGTAGTTTAGTTCGTCGTTTATTGCTAGCGTCGGCAGACATACAGTTGCACCCATCCTTAATACTTGCATAATTTTTTGTGATTCATTTTCGATAACGTGTATGTCCCTAGTCTCTGTATCACTTACAAGATAGCCACTAGGGTCATAGTTGTTACGAAGGGTGAGAGGCAGAGATGTCTGTAATCCACGGGTCTGTACCGTGGCAGGGTCTCCGCCTCTCTTCTCGTGCGTCTCAACATACACACAGTACAAGTGCGGATTAAGTTGCATTAGTTTTAGTGGGTATGTTTCTACGTACAATACAGGCATTACAGTTCACGCTTCTCTATTTTTGTGTACCACGCTTTGGGCGGGAACTTTGCCTTAGATGTAACCTTGTCGTGATACTCTGCTTTCTTCCAGCATTTCTCTTTAAAGGAACAGAAGGTACACGTCTTAGGCATCAGCTTATTGCCTGTATAAATTCTTTCTCCTTTGACCGTGTAGGCTTCATCAACGGGTTCGAAGGGTATCTTGAACTTCTCGTCGTTGGTTAGGCTCTCCACGCGGCTGTGAGCGTCAGCAATGTATGCGTCACGGTCTTCTGTTTGGTCTGCAGGTGCTTCAACAAAGTCCCACTCACCAGATGACTTGTTAATGGCAATCCATCCACCAAACGGCATACCTT